TAATGGTCAATTTATTGAAAATAAAATAATAAAAAAGAGAACGTGAAGAAAACAAAAACTTATCCTACTCCCGTCAAAGGCATATCATATACAAGAAAGTGAGGGATCTTCGAATGAATGAGCCTCCTGAAATCAGCCAAAGAAATTTCTTGAAAAGCGGAAAGGTCCATACAATGAATATGTTTTAACATTTTCATCGAACCGGTGAACAAACCTCTCGACTTCGTCAGTCTTGTACCGTATGCCTCCAGATCGGTTTCGTATCCAGCAACGAAATACTCAAAGAACCTAACAAACTCTCGCGAATTACAACCACCTATTAAATAAGTAGCCATTAACCTAGTAAATGAATAAGATAAATCGGGCACAACATGCTCTGAATACAACACAAGTTTAAAGTAATCACTAGCCTCTCGATACAATTTCCCCTCCCTGATCATATAACCAATGAACTTACGATCAGATTGATTGTTTGTAATTATCACTTTCTCAGGCTTCACAATCAAACCAAAACAGGACAGAGCGACTGAAGAGTAATCAGCGTTCAATTTGTCAAAATGTCTGGGATCTAAGCGTTCCGTCTTAAAAGAGAAATCATCACCGAGTATTCTTGAGCTAAAATAATTAATATCTAAAATATTCAGTATAGTATGTTGCATAACGTAATTAGAAAGAGAGTTGATCATCAAAGTCAAGAAAGATCCAGTCGGAACACCACTGGTCTTCTTGTAAATTGAGCCATCAGGTAGAGCTAAACGAGCGTAAATAAAATCTTCCACTAACCAATCAAAAAGTAAATCTTCACCCTTCTTGAATGTTATTCTAGTTTTGAGAGCGCTAAAAATATCATGTAAAACAAATCGAGCACGCATTGAATCGAAAGCACTAATGTCGGTGTTCACAAATGTACAATCCTCTGTCGTGTTAATGTAATCGTACAACCGTTTCATAGTACCTTTACCAGTCAGGAACTTCTCTTGCAACTGGCTCTTTTCAAACATTTGTTTATAGATATTTTTAAATAACATGATCTCTAGAATATTAGTTTCAATCGCACCAACCCAAATTGGACGAGTTTTATTTTCGTGAATCGGAGAAACGTGTCCTCTCATACCTAGCTTGTATGGTATGTGTTCTTCTTCGATTCCGTTTATTATGTTTAGATACATCTGCAATGCTCTCTTCTTCGCTATGGGAATAACGTCTATCTTCTTCTTACCAGGATAATTGTAACCAGCGGAAGTATTAGTATTGAGTAATCCGACTGCTTCACTCAACGATAGTGTTTCCATGATTCTAAAACTTGAG